AGCTATTAGTAGAAAAATATATAGAGCTATATCTATTATTAATCCTTTAGACGGTTATATACTAGAGGCTCATATGAACGAAAAAGATCTAAGGAGTCTAGTAGATGCCCAAAACTAAAAAACCTTCAAGGAGTAAACTAGTAAAGAAACTCGATACGGTATTTAGTCAATGGGTTAGGTTAAGTAAAGCGGATAAAAACGGATATTGTACTTGTTGTACTTGCTCAAAAAAAATACATTGGAAAGAGATTCAAGCGGGACATTTTCAAAGTCGCAAACATTATAGTACCCGTTGGGACGAACTAAACGTTTTCCCGCAGTGCGTCGGTTGTAATGTATTTAAATACGGAGAACAATATAAATATTCTCTTTTTTTAGGTAAAGAAGCCGCAGAAGTATTATATTTGAAAAGTAAAGAAATTGTAAAGTTCGCTAATAGCGATCTAGAAGATATGATAAAAGATTATAGTCAAAGACTAAAAAAGCTTACTTGATTTTTTTCTTGTAATATTGTTCTTTGTTTTAGGGCGGCAGAAATGTCGCTCTTTTTTTTGTTAATTATTTTTTTACTATCTTTACAATATGGAACAATTTACAAAAGCAGAACTCTATGGCAAGGTACAAGAACTGCAATACGAAAACGAACAATTAAAAAATCAATTAATTTTAAATACAAAGATCAATGGCTAAGAAAGAAACAAATATAAACGAAAAACTATTTAACCTACAACAAGAAATAGGTACTATAAGTAAAGACGCGAGTAATCCGTTTTATAAATCAAAATACTTCGATATAAATTCTTTGATAAAACAATTACAACCTTTACTAAAAAAATATAAGTTACTTTTATTACAACCTATCGAAGAGGATATAGTTTATAGTAAGCTTATTTGTATAGAAGGATCCGGGGGAGTAATAAGCGGATTAAAGATTCCCGAAATAACGGATCCACAAAAACTTGGTAGTTGTATTACATATTACCGAAGATATACTTTAGCTAGTTTATTAGGTTTACAAGCTATAGACGACGACGCAAACGCTGCGAGCGGTAATATAAGCCCGACTATCGAAAAGCCTTGGTTAAATAAAGATACGTTGCAATTTACAAAAGCAATAGACTTTTTAAATCAAGGAGGGAATATTAAAGATATAGAAGCGAAGTATAAAATTAGTAAAGCAGTTAGAGATGAGTTATCTAAACTGTAAAATAAAAAAAGTATATTACAACTCAACTTATAATAACAAACCAATTAAAATAACTATATATGGAAATTACAGGAAATATCAAACTAATAACGGAAACGGAAACGGGAACCTCGAAAGCGGGGAAGGAATGGGCGAAACGTCAAATAGTAGTAACGACTAATGAAACGTATCCTCAAGATATCGCAATAGATTTTATGGGCGATAAAATAACTCAAATAAATAATTTTGAAGTAGGTAACCCGGTAACGGTTTCTATTAATATTAGAGGTAACGAGTATAACGGTAAGTACTATAATAGTATAAGCGGTTGGAAGATAGCTAATACAATAGGTCAAGTTAATAATAACGATCAACAACCCGCTAGAGAGAAAGTAGAAGATTTACCTTTTTAATTTAATCGGGGGTTAATAGCCCCCTTTTTTTATACCTTAATGATAAAACTAAAACAAGGCGAAGAGTTTCCTAAAGACTTTTGGAATTATAACGTAAACGCTATAACCGGATACTATATAGAACCTCAACGTAAAGAACAAAACGACAAAGTAGCGAGAAAATACCATAAACGATGATAGCGCATTCAAGAAAAATACAAGATAAAATACTAGATATAAAATACGGTAGGATAAAACAAGGTCTAAAACTTGATATACCCGAGATCGACGAACACTTAAGATATAAGCAGGGAAATTTTAATTTAATAATTGGGCACGCAAATTCGGGGAAAACAACATTTTGTGTTTATTTATTTGTTCTTTGGGCGGTAAAGCATAACTTAAGGTTTTTAATATGGTCAAGCGAAAATACTCCTCAATCTATAGTAAGGAAAATAATAGAGTTTAAAATGGGTTTACCAATTACGGAAGCTTCGGACGAACAAATTAATAACTCTATTTCTTGGTGCGATAACCATTTTAAAGTAATAGACGTAGACGATCTATATACCTACAAACAATTAATTAACGAAGCTAAACAAATTAAAAGCGTTTGGAATTACGATTGTTTATTAATAGATCCTTATAATAGTTTATCTAAAGATCCAACGTTACAAAAGCTAGTAGGTAATTCGCACGACTACGATTATCAAGTAGCGAGTGAGTTTAGACTTTTAGCTAAGAAGCAAAATATAACGCTATATTTAAACGCGCACGGAGTAACAAGCGCTATGCGGTCAATACATACAAACGGAGAATATCAAGGATTACCTAAACCGTTAGGAATGGCGGACGTTGAAGGTGGTGGTAAATGGGGTAACCGCGCTGATGATATTTTATGTATACATCGTTATACAACGCACCCGAGCGATTGGATGTATTCTAATATTAGTATACTCAAGGTAAAAGAAAACGAAACCGGCGGAAGACCTACATCGTTCGATAATCCTATAAAAATTAAAATGAAAATAAATAACGTTGGGTTTGAGTTTTTAGGATCCGATTTATTAAAAGAAAAACCTATAGAAGAAAAAATACCGTTTTGATTATAATAATTTTTTTATTAATTGTTGCGTTGGTTTTTATAGTAATAGGACATATAAAGAAAGCTGAAATAATTATAAGTCCAATAAAAGGCTTTATGTTTGGTTTTTTATATCACAAAGAAGAATACATAGAAGAAGACGAGTACACTTTACAATGTTTGTTAGGAGTAATTAGTGTAAACGTAATATGGAAAAATCTGCCGAATGGCTAAAAATAGTAGCGAAGGATCATAAAAAATGGGTTAAGCTTGTTAAGGATTTAGGAGAGTATAGCTTCGCGGAGGATATAGTCCAAGAGGCTTATATTGTTTTATATAAATATACTAACGAGGAAAGTATAATTAAGAATGGGAAAGTATCTCAAGGATATATGTTTTATACTCTACGTTCGGTTTTGTTTCAATTTCATAACGCTAAAAAGAAATTTAAAAGACAAGATATAGACGATGAAGAATTTTTTAATAAAATACCCGATATTGATAATTTAGACGTTGAAGAGGGATACAATAACTTTTGTCTTCTTTTAGATAAAAAGGTAGATACTTTTAATTGGTACGATAAGAAACTTTGGAAGCTATATTCTCAAACCGATATGTCAATAAGAAAGATAGCGTCCGAAACTAATATAAGTTGGGTAAGTATATTTAATAGCTTAAAAAATATTAAGAACGATCTAAGAGAAAACTTAAAAGAAGACTACGAGGACTGGAAAAATAGAGATTTTGAACGATTAAAATAGAAATAATGGAAAACTATAAAGGTGATAAAAGAAGTAAAGAATACAGACAATGGAAAAAAAACTTAGAACAATCTAGTAAAGGATTAGGCGATAAAGTCGAAAAGGTCTTTAAGGCGACCGGGATAGATAAGGCGGCTAAATTTATACTAGGAGAAGACTGCGGATGCGAAGAGCGTAAGAATACTTTAAATAAAATCTTTCCAAGTAAAAAGATTAATTGTTTAACGGAAGACGAGTATAATTATTTAGATACTTTCTTTAAACTAAAAACTTCTAAGGTTACTCCCGATCAACAAGCCGAATTAATATTAATATACAATAGAGTATTTAACGGTAAAGCCGTCGCGACAAGTTGCGGAAGTTGTTTTTTAAACGGAGTATACGATAAACTAAATAAAATATTTAACGAGTACAACGATTGAAAGAGAAGGAGCTTTTTGAATATCTAATAAAATGTTGTTACCCGGATCTAGTAAAAGCTAAAAAGCAAATGTCTCGGTGGGATTGTTATAGCCCGGATAAGAGCCATAGGATAGAATTAAAATGTAGGGGTAAGCATTACGATAGTTTACTTATTGAAAAAAAGAAGTTTGACGCCTTAATACTAAAGTGTAAAGAAAATTTAGATATACCTCTTTATATAAATTATACTCCTAAAGGCGTATATAAATTTAATTTGTATATTGTTAAACCAATTTGGGAAATACAATACCATAATAAAACTACTCAATTTAAAAATAATAGTAAGATACCTAAGGAGGTAGCAATGTTAGATATCAAAGACGCGGAAATATTATAGAATAATTTAAACAAAGAAACAATGAACAAAAAAATAAATAACCTTAAAGAAATAGAATACTATACTAACTTTAATCTAGTAGGAGAGTATATAGTAGAATCAAGAAAGTTAAAGCCGGAAAACAAAGCTTTAAACGATATGTACTACGCTTGGCAAGAAGTCGGCTTTTACGCTAATAACCTTATAGGTAACGAGAGATATTATAACGATTCCTTAAGCGAGTATAGAGGCGATAAGATAAGAGCGATAGAACGATCAAGGAAAGCCGAAGAAAAAATAAAAAGCTTAGAGCAAGAGATAGAAAAGCTTAAGATAAGAATAGAAGTAGGTATTTAAATAATAAAACAAATGAGCGACTCAATAAAGAAATGGCACGAGATACAAGACGATAATAAATGGACGACCGATAGTACCGGGTACTCTTATAACAATATACCGAAGGATCCTATAGTTGAAAGCGTATTAAATAAGTATAAGACTAGATCAAGAGACGGTATTATAAAATACAATACTACTCTTTACGATAACCCGGACGGGTTTTATAAGTTTCTTACGCATCTTCAAGAAGAACTTATGGACGCTACCTTATATATAGAAAAGATAAAACATCAAAAAAGTTAATAAATTGTTTGTATGTTAAAATTATTTGTTTATATTTGAGTATTATTAACAAACAAATAACAAGATGAAAACAAAAACAAATACAGATTTTTTAGAATTATTAAGTAGAGAAGAGGTAAAACTTGAAGTCTTTGAATTTAAGTCCCATACTCTCGGAGAGCTATTAAAAGCTACAATTATAAGAAATACTATTAACGAAATAGTAAATGTTATATCAATTACAAGAAGAAACGATAGAGAACAATTAGGATCTTGGGAATTTCAACACGCTAGTCACGACTTACAAAGACAATTAGATTCTTTTTGGAGATAATAAAAATAGGGGGAGGAAACTCCCCTTTAAAAACATAGAACAATGACAAATATTTTAGAAAAATTAATAGAATTATACGAGATATCTTACGAAGGAGATAACAACCTAATTACAAGAGGTTTAATACACGAGATAATTATAGATATCGTTAGCGAAGATTCAATAAAGGCGGATCAAGGTCGTTTAATATTTGATAGGTTATCTAAAATTAGAAGACGATCTAATAGAAAAATAAAAGCTACGATATGATAACATTACTAAACGGCGATAGTTGGGGCAAAGAAGAAATCTTAGCTCAAATGTACGACGACGAATTTTATTACGGTCACTTGGGTAAGTACGCTTTAAGTAGCTCAAGCCTTAAAACTATTCTTAAAAGTCCTAAAACTTATAGAAACGTAATTAAGTACGGAGATCCTAATTCGGGAAGTCCGGCGTTATCTTTAGGAAGGCTAGCTCATTGGATGTTGCTAGAGCCTCGAAAAATAGATAAAATACATTTTGTAGATACATCTAAAAAGAATACTAAAATATACAAAGAAGCAAAAGAAAACGCTAAAGGTGCGGAGGTATTCTTAACAAAAGAAAGAAAAGATACCGAGAGAATAACCGACGCGGTATTAAGAAACGAAGCGGCTTTAAAATTACTTAGTAATTCGGAGTTTGAAGTTCCCGAGATCGGATTACTTGAAGGATTACCATTTAGAGCAAAGGCGGATATTATGAAAGGCGATACAATTATAGATTATAAAACATCAAGCGATCTTAGAGGATTTAGATACGCGGCTGATAAATACTGTTATGACCTACAAGCCTATTTATATTTAAGACTCTTTAATAAAAAGAAGTTTACTTTTTTAGTAGTAGATAAAGGTAGTACCGATATAGCAATATTTGAAGCTAGCGAGGACTTTATCAATAAAGGAAAAGAGAAGTTTTATAGCGCCGTTGAGAATTATAAATATTTTTTCCAAGATAATAACGATATTGACCAATACGTTATGCGCGGTATACTATGAAAGAATTTAGCTTCGATACAATAAAAGATTTTGACGGACATATAAACAAGAGTATACCTTCGTTTAATATATTACTAAACTTAATAGAAAATATTTCTTATAGTTTTATTAGAGATAATTACAACGTTTACGACCTAGGTTGCTCAAAAGGTAGTTTACTTTTAAATTTAAGTAAAGGAAATAAAACAAATACTAATTTTGTAGGATACGATATATCTTCAAACCTTTTACCTAAAGATAAAAACAAAGTTTACTTTTTAAATAAAGATATAACCGAAGAGGATATTAAGTTTATAGATCCTTCTTTAATATTATCTATTTTTACTCTACAGTTTATTGATTACAATAAGAGACAACCTCTATTAAATAAGATATACAAATCTTTAAATAAGGGAGGAGCTTTTATCGTTGCGGAAAAGGTTTTTGTTAAGGACTCTTATATACAAGATATCTTTACTTTTGCTTTATACGATTACAAAAGAAATAACTTTACTCCTAGCGAGATTTTAAGTAAACAAAAAGACTTAAGAAAGATAATGTTTCCCCTTAAGGAAAAAGAAAATATTAAGCTATTTAAAAAAGCCGGGTTTAAAAAAATAGAGCCTTTCTTCCAATCCTTAAACTTTAAAGCTTGGTTATGTATAAAGTAGAATACAAGCCTATAAAATTAAAAGACGTTAAGGAGGAATCTAATAAAAAACTATTTAACGTTATTTCTTTCTTTGCCGGAGGAGGAGGTTCTTCTTTAGGATATAGAATGGCGGGAGGAAAAGTTTTAGCAATAAACGAATTTGTAGAAAGCGCACAAGATACTTACCGGGCTAATTGGGAGGATACAAAAATATACCCTAACGATATAAGGAAAATAAAAGGAGAGGATATACTAAGAGATCTTAACCTCAAGAAAGGAGAACTAGATATATTAGACGGCTCTCCTCCTTGCGCTTCGTTTTCCGTAGCGGGCAATAGAGAAAAGGATTGGGGCAAAGAAAAGAAGTATAGTAATAAAACTCAAAAGACCGACGATCTATTTTACGAGTTTGCTAGGATAATAAAAGAAATTCAACCTAAGACTTTTATAGCGGAAAACGTTAAAGGTATGTTAATCGGACAAGCTAAAGATTTATTTGGTAGCGATCAATTATCAATGTTCGGAGAGCATAGCGAGACAATATATCATACTTTAACTAATATAGGTTATAACGTTTCTTATAGAGTTTTAAACGCTAAAGACTTCGGAGTTCCTCAATCAAGAGAAAGATTAATTATAGTTGGAGTAAGAGACGATATACAAAAAAAGTTTAAATTTCCTAAACCTTTAAACTATAGATTTAATTTAAAAGAAGCTTTTGAAGGATTAGAGAATACAAAAGAAGAGCTTAAAGAAGCTAATATAGAAGCTTACTCTATATATAAAGAATCTAAGAAACTTAAAGAAGGAGAGCAAAGCGTAAAGTATTTTAGTTTAATAAAGACGGATAGGAATAAACCGTCGGGAACTTTAACTCAAACGGCGGGATCGATATCAGCCGCTTCTATAATACACTGGGAAGATAGAAAGTTTACCGTAAGCGAAGCAAAAAGAATAATGAGCTTTCCGGACGATTATAAATTAATAGGAAAGTATAGAGATAAGATAGAGAGACTAGGGAGAGCCGTTCCCCCTTTATTAATGAGATCGGTAGCTAAACAATTATATAATTTAATTTTAAAAGAACAATGAAACAAATAAATATATTTGGAGAGATAGAAGAAAGAAATTGGTTCGATGATAATTTAAAACAAATTAAGATAGGACTAGAAGGCGAAAGCCAAATAAGAGCTTTACTAAGTAAAAAGAATATAAAGTTTATGCAAGCCGACTTAATATTTAACTATAACAATCAATACTACTGCGCGGAGGTTAAAACACAAGAAAAGTATTTAGCTCCTCCGTTTGACGGTCACGGCTTACCAATGTGGCAAATAACCGCAAGGATAGAACTATTTAATAAAACCGGGATTATACCTTACCTATTTATTAGATGCTTAACCGATAACTTAGTATACCATCAAGACTTAAGAGAATTAATGCGAACCAAATATCATCAAACAAAAGGAAAATCCCCAAGAGTAATATTTAATTTAAGCGAATTTAAAAAAAGTAATATTGAGTGAATAACGATAAAATAAGAGACCATTATCTTTTAGCCTTAGTAGATATAGCAAACGGTAAAAATATAATGGAATTAGAGGAAGCTATCGACGACTACGAGGAGCTTGAAGAGTACGAGGCTTGCGCCGGTATTTTAAAAGCAATACACGAAAGCGGATATTTAACAATAAAAGATTTAATTAAAATAATAGATAAAGATGAATAAAGAAACATTACAAAAATTAGTAGAAGAATTTTACGAACTTGATATAACTCGAAATACTAGAAAAAGAAATTACGTTGAGGCTAGAGCAATGTATTATAAAATAGTAAGAGACAATACAAGATTAAGCCTAGAGGCTATAGGTAAAACGGTTAATAGAGACCACGCGAGTGTATTCTACGGAATTAAATCGTTAAGTAATTGGATTGATACCGATCGAACTATAAAAGCAAGATATAGATTACTAGTAGAGCAAGTAGAAGAGTTTAAGTCTATAGCTACGGATAGAAATTTAATTAAAGAAGTAGATCAAAAACTAGCTTTAGAGTTTAGTAGGTTGAATCATAGGCATAAAGAATTATTAAACGAGAATATAGGACTCGCCTTAGAGTTGAAAAAATTAAAGGAGGAGCATAGTAAAAGAGAACAATTTTATACTAGATACGGGTTTATAAATTAACAATAACTTAAAAATCTTATTATATAATTGAATAAACAATCTATTTCAATATGGATAATCGAATAAATAACGGAGGAGCTAGAGAAGGAGCCGGAAGGAAACCTAAGTCCGAAGAGATAAAACTAGTAGAAAGATTAAGCCCTTTAGAGGACGATGCGCTTGCCGCTTTATCGGAAGGAGTTAAATCCGGGGATATCAAATGGGTTACTCTATATCTTAATTACTATTTAGGAAAGCCTAAAGAAACTAGAGATATTACTATCAACGAGGACTTACCTCTTTTTATTGATTAATGCGGGTTCAAAAAACCAAGGCATTAACGAAATTAAGAAGTTTAGATAATAGGATCAAGGTTGTAAGAGGCGGAACCTCCGCCGGGAAAACAATTTGTATCTTACTTATCCTAATCGATTACGCTATTAAAAACGAAGGAAAAGAAATAAGTGTAGTATCGGAAAGTATACCGCATCTCCGTAGAGGTAGTTTAAAGGATTTCTTATCGATCTTAAAAGGACTCAATAGGTACAAGGAAGATCAATTCAATAGGAGTACCTTAAAGTATACCTTTACAAACGGTAGCTATATAGAGTTCTTTTCTACTGATCAACCGGATAAGCTTCGCGGGGCAAGACGAACCGACCTCTATATTAATGAGTGTAATAACGTACCCTTCGACGCTTATAATCAATTATCGGTAAGAACCTCCGGGAATATATGGCTCGACTATAATCCTTCTAGTTTGTTTTGGGTAGACAAAGAGATTATAGGGCAACCCGATACGGACTATATAACCCTAACTTATAAAGATAACGAAGTACTTCCTCAATCAATAGTAGACGAAATAGAGAAAGCAAGAGAGAAAGGTAAGACCTCGACTTATTGGTTAAATTGGTGGAACGTCTACGGACTTGGAAAAATAGGATCTCTAGAAGGGGTATGTATCCCGGATTGGAAAGAGATAGATACAATACCTAACGAAGCTAGACTATTAGGATACGGATTAGATTTCGGCTATTCGGTAGATCCGTCGACATTGATCGCTTTATATAAATGGAACGAAGCTTATATATACGACGAGGTTCTTTATAAGAAAGGAATGCTCAATAGAGATATAAGTAGATTATTAAGTCAATTAGAGATTACCGAAACTATCGTAGCGGATTCCGCAGAGCCAAAGAGTATAGCCGAATTACAAGGATACGGGCATTCTATATACGGAGTAAGCAAAGGAAGAGATTCCGTAGTATACGGATTAAATCTAATAAACCAAAACGAGATATACGTTACCGCAAGAAGCAAGAACTTAAAAAGAGAACTAGGAGGCTACGTTTGGGCTAAAGATAAAGAAGGTAATACCTTACAAAAACCAACAGGCTTACATCCGGATTGTATAGACGCCGCTCGATATATATTAACCGATCAATTAGAAAACCCTAATAAGGGAGAATATTATATTTATTAAAAATAATTAATAAAAAGTTTGTTTGTTAATTAAATGTTTATTACTTTTACAAAGTAAAACAAAGACAATGAAATTAAAACTAAATAAAAACGGAGTTAGTAGCTATTCAAATAGAGTAGGAGATATATTGATTTCTGTATATAAACAATATATAACAGGAGAATGGGTAGGAATTATAGAAACCTATACACACACTGCAAAAGACTTTAATAATAATGAAGTTGAAATGTTTAACGAATTATTTATTTGGAAAACAAATACAAAAAAAGACACTTGTTCCGCATTAGTTGAGTACATAAAAAACAATTAAAAACAAAAACAAACAACTAGAAATTATGACTTACGAAAAATTATATACTTGGTACAAAAAAGCAAATCCGGAATTATCCCACGAAGAGCTAGATCAATTAGTAAGAGACGATTTAAAATAAAAGAAATACCTTTTAAATAAAACTTTAACAAATAAATTGTTTATTATTTGTTTATTAAATAAATAGTTGTATATTTACAAAGTAAAACAAAAACAATTAAAACAAAAACAATGAAAACACAAATTACAAAATTAGAAAATCAAGTATTAAAACAAATACAAAACTTTACAGCTGAAGATTTCGGTTCAGACTCAGCAGCTTGGTGTAATGTTCACGAAATAGATATAGACTCTAGACAATTAAGAGCTTTAATTTCTACTCTATCTCAAAAAGGGATATTAACTCTAACCGATGACGGTGGATTTGGTGACGGTTCTTTCGTAACAATTAGTAAAGAATTTTATACTCTAACAGGCGAATGGACAAATGCTGGAAGTCCTGAGTATAAATACATTAATTTAGAAGTAAATTAAATTATAGGGGCGCAAGCCCCTTTTTTATTAACCAATAATTA